CGGAGTGTTGCACATCCGGAAACTCACAACCCTTTGGGAAGTACAGCAGACTATCGTCACCACAAAAGGCTCCTTTGATTATTTTCTCCATCGGAAGCATCGAGGCCAAACATGCAGCAATGATCACAGTGTTTCCAATGAACGTCGTGACGTCCCCGCTCTTTCTTTGATACCAGATGCAAGTTTTGATACCGGCGGTATAATCCTTGAGGGTGGTCTTTCTGTGCCCTTGCTTCCAAACTTCTCCCAAGAAGTCTTCAAAACCCAATCTTCGCCAGATCTCGTATTCTACTGCACAGTGAAATTCATTCTGAGATTTGTCGTATTTGGATATATCCAGCTCCAAGACATCCATCGGCACATGACTGTCAAGATCTCCGAAGAAATCCTCAATCTGCGCTGGTGTCTTTCTTGTGAAAAACAAAAATCTGCTCGAATCAACACTGTCCAGTAATTGCCTAGTGAGCTCACTAAACAACGGGCCGAATATTGCATTGATCTTTTTTGAATGGTACACAATCGTCTGCAAAGCCGGGTATTCCGTTTGGATTGAAGTGTCCAACTTTTGCTTGGGTTGTGCTTTGATCATGTGTCTGTACTGATCAACTGCTGGCAAATCCACAAAGTCAAAATCTGCGAGCTGGCCTATTGTTACCTGTTCTTGCTTTTCTAACCATCTATTGAGAGACTCTCTACTGAACAAAGAAACATTTTTATTTGGTTTTCTTTTTTCTTTAAGCAAATAACTATCGAAAAACTTATCTACGACTAAAGATGCAGTATTTTCAATATCAATGATGCCAGACAACTCGGGTGCGTTAAAGTTCCTTTTAATCATCGCCACTAAATTTTCCAATAGTCCAGTCTGGCGTGGCATTTCTGCCGCCGTTCGTACCATAGGTATTAGTGGTTTGATCTGATCCTTAGGCGCAGCAACAGACTTAGACATATCCAATATGCAATCTTTGACATTCAATGAGATGTCAGTCAACCTCATGGTAACAGCATCAAAATTA